AGGCAAACTCTGTGTCGAAATATAGGACTTGCCCATCCGGATTATTTTCGAGAAATGTCTTGACGGCAGTCAACGCAATATAAGTATTATGATGAATTAGTCCTTGCTTTTCATTAGAAATATACCAATGTGGTGCAGGAATGCTAATATCATATACTGTTTCATTGCCCAACGGAAACTTTTCGACCACATTCAATTTACCGTGAATAGTATCAACGGTTTCTGCTTCATTCGCATATACAGGATTTCCATCACAAGAAAAAATGTGAGTTTCTGAACATTCGAATGATGTATTATCGTCAAAATCAATATGAATCACTGGATTATCGTGTTTACATACAACATATTGAATAGGTGCATACCCTGTAGGCGTTTTAACATACACTTCGTCTTTAACCTCACAGGGGTCTTCATGATTGCCATTGCCATATAGGTTATACAGCTGTTCATATGTTAGTACCAACTTTTCCATTATTGTGTGAATCCTTCTATGATTTCTTCTATTTTGTTCAGCGTTTCTTCTGTATATAAAGTACACTCAAGAGTTTTAATTACTTTCGGATTATAACTTCCGCGATATAACTCATTGAGTTTACTTTCTAGTTTAACCATTTTCACCGGGTCATTGCTTGTTATGAAATGGACTGTTTCATAGTCAAATGTAGGTCTCCAACGATTCCATATTTGGTGTTTTGTCAAACCGTACTTTATAAATAAGGTATCGTCCAAATCACGAACAATTATTACATAAAAATTCAATTTGTCAAGATTTTTTACAGTGTCTTCCGTATAATGGCCTACATGAGCATTAATTCTTCTTTTCTCATTAATTACATTAATATCGTTGTTTTGCGTAAAAGATTTCTTCCAACGTTTAATTTTAGCAGCCCACTTCTTTCGTCCTTCTTGTTTGCCATATTTTTTAACAAAAAAATCAAGATCACGACGCTGACTGCGTGACACCATCTCTTCGGCTTCAGCTTTATTATAACCTCGTTTCAGCCAATATTCAATGCACCTAACTGAACTTTCTCTAAAGTTATGTCCTCGTTTCTTGAGTTCTTCAATTCCCCTACGACAATTATCTCTTTGTTTATTCTTGTATTCTTCAAATTTTACAGGTCCATCTTCTGGTCCATATTTTTCAATCCAATAATCTATTGTATTAACATACTTCGTTGCTTTTCTTGTTTTTTCTCGCGTTTCAAGAGGTACTAATCTCCCTTTAAGAGATTCACCATTATCTTGAATTTCTTTTACTTTTAATATAGCTTCTTCTTCACTATATCCCTTTTCAATCCAATGTTCCTTACATCTTACACTATGCTTTCTTCTTTCATATTTTACTTTTTCAATAGCTTCTTCTTCTGACAATCCTTTATTCAACCAATAAGTAATATACCTAGGATCATTAGGTCTTTTACTATTAAAATATTTGTTCATTTTTGGCTCCTGTGAATTAGCTTTATGATATTTAGCTAATTCACAGGTGTGCCATCATTCCAAATTCAACTTTGTTTTAATTTTTTTAATAGTTTCAGGAGAAGCATATATTTCTATAGTTTCAGTGCCTCTTGCGCACTTGCCAGCGGAAGGCGAACCAGCAAGCATGGTGCAGCGATTGGACGGGAGTCCTCCGTAAATCGATCCGGAAAGAAGTGCATTGAGGATATAGGAACCCGTGTCAATCCACCCCGCTTCTGGGATATCTTCCAGCACTTCGATGTTAATGTCCGTCAGAATTGACAGAAAGTCATTATCGTTCTTCATTACTACTCCGCTCTTTATTTCGTCTCGTGATGTACTCTGCCCCGATGACTCCAAACAACGCCATAAAATACAGGTTGCTGTACAGGACAGGAATACCAAATGCAGTGTATACTACATTAAGGATACCGGCGATGATACTGTTAACCACCAGATTTATCATCATGGCCTTGGCGGTATGCTCGCTGATTCCGATGATGATAACGGCACCTACAACGCCCGTGACAATAGACACGATGCGTAATACCGCGTCAAGTATCATCACCGCGTCAGGCATCATTTTCCCCTCGTAAGTTTGAGGAATTCTTTGATTTTTTCGTCAAGTTCCGGCCCTCTGTTCGGCCAATGGATGGTTGGTTTATCCGCCGTGTCCCGCAGATTTTGCAGCAAAGGCAGGATAAGTTCTTCGATTTTCCGGAATCTTTCCTCGATGGAAAGTGCCGGGTCGCCTCTGATGGCGGGGATGTCGGCGGAAGAGAACCCAAAATCCTCTTCCGCCACAATTTGCTCTTTCTTTCGCTTGCTCATCGGAAGAATACATCCAAACTGGACCGTTCCTCGACTGACCACCCGATTACCTCGGCAATGGCTTTCAAAGGCGAGAAGAACGACTTCTCGAACATGGTATTATAGTCGATATACTCCTCCAAGTCAAATTCCTTTGGTAGGAATGTCGGACAAGCGATGACATTCTCGCGAATTCGGTTGGGAACGATCAAATAGCAAAATTTGATCTTTTCTCCGGATTTGATCGACTCATACTGCTTGTCCAATCCCCACACCTTTAAGTAGTGATTGTATAGAAGGCACCCGCGAACGTGTATCGGAGTTCCCTTTTTGTAGATGCTCTGTCCGTCCGCGTATTCATCCAGATTGTTTGCCCCTCGTGGGAACGCGATTTCCTCGAACGATTTTGTGAAATACTCGTCGCGGAATTCGCCCACGAATTCCAATAGCTCCGCTTCAGTCCCATTGAGCATAATCTTGTATGCCTTGGTGAGGGCGTCACGACAAATTTGCGGAACCGATGTTCGAACACTTTCAATGCCAGTCACCGAAATTTTCGGCTCCGCGTGCCGAACCCCCTCGGTGTCAAGGCTATTGGCGATGTATCGCTTCTTCGCCGTGTAGATGACCTTATCACAGATTTTTTCGCGCTTCATTTTCATTTTCTGACGAGGCGCGTTCGTCTTACGACGAAGTTCCTCGAAAATCTCGTCAAAATACGGCTGTATCTTCTTCTCTGCAAATGCGTCGATGAAGTCAACGATCTTGGTCTTGGTGTCTAGTCGGGATTTCAGCTTCTCGACGAAGGGTCCGACATGCAGTGCAATCGAGTCTGTATCACCATACACGACATAATCGTGGCATTCGGTCCCACACAAGCCATTCATCAAACGATTAAGTTTATCGCCAGCCCACTGAATTGTCAACTGCCCACCCGTGGTAATGGCCTCAGCGACGTTCACCTCGAAGAACCGAAAGCCCTCGTTTCCCAATGCTCCGTAGGCGGAGTTAAAGACACACCTTTTTAACTAGCTGAATATTTTCGAACAATTGGGCTTCATACTTCAATGTATTACGAAGGGCAATCAACTCTTCTGTGGTCATTTCAGCATAGTTGGCTTCCATATTTTTCCCCTTTGTATGTAAACTTATCTAATGTAGTGATGGTAAATCCACTGTTAATCCAGAGTAACGCCTCTTTTTTTGAGTTCACTCTCAACTTCAATTAGTTGCTGTTGTCTCTGCAACGCTTTATTTTTGAAATCTCTACGTTCATCGTACATCTGTTCCAGCAACTCGGCCAGAAATCCTTTGTAACTCACGTCAAATAGCGCACCATTTGGTGTCATGTCAAATTGCAAGAGGCGCAGGACTTCGCCATAGGTGTTCTCAATCTCTCGTGCCGCTAGAACGCTGATGTGTTCTCCTTGGTAGGCATTGTTGAGGATGACGCGCCCACTGTCCATATTGTCTAGCAGAAATTTCATGGCCGAGATTTTCTCCCGGTCAGTTTCACTTGCCATGCGACAAGAAAGTTCGGCCTCGTCGATATAGGTATCCGGTCCCATATTATAGTGCATGATGAGGGATGGGTAAAGCGAATTCAGGTCAAATGTGGTCACCCACTCATACATCCCCGGCACAGGGTCTTTCACGAATGCCCCCGGAAATTCGCGGGAAGGCTTCTGCCGCTTGCACGGAACAATGATGTTCCTTTTCAGCAGATAGTTGTAAATGATGCAATCCCACATGACAGTTTGCTTGAAAACGTCAGATAGGTTGCATCGGGCAGAATATGCCATGGACAATGCCAACTGGATAAGTTTCCTCTTTTCTTCCAAACGATAAATCAGTTCCGTGTCGCGGATGTTATAGTCCACGTACCTCTCGAAATTCTCGTTATAGAGTCGCGTGAGGTTACCATATTCGGAATAATCAAGTTTGCGCACGCCCAACTCGACGTGGGCGATATGGTCAAGTTTGTAGGACTCTTGTTGCGAATTTGCAAATTTTTTGTAAATGGCAAGGTAGTCGTAGATTGCCACCCCGCAAATCTCGTAACCCAATTGCTCCTTGCCGAATTTGCCAGCGAAATTTCGTTCGTTGATTCTGCCGTAGGGCGATAGCTTCTTGACAGCCTCCGGACCGAGAACCCGCTCGATACGTCGCACCAGATAAGGAACGTCGAACCCCTCAATGTTCCAACCCGTGATAACATCCGGGCGCACCTTATCCCAGAATGCAAGGAACCGTACAAGAAGTTGTCGTTCATCGATGCACTTGATGTACTTCACGTTGTCTGCCTTAGGCGTATAGTCCTTCAGCCCGAACGTGTAGTAATGGTCCTTGTACTTGGCAGTAATCAGCGTGAATTCTTTATCGGCTCGATCAATGGACGGGAAACCATCCTCCGCCGATACTTCGGTATCGATGTATAGAATGACAATATCATTCAAGTTATAATTCAACTTGTCACCGAATTCTTCGGCAATGAACGCATATTCGAACTTCTCCATGCCGCAGAAGTCGAAATTGCTAACGTCTCGATATTTCTCGATGAAATTCCTCGCCTCGGACATGGATTCAAATTCCATCGGGTCAAGGTAACGGCCTCGGATGGATCGATATTGCGTAGGCGAATTAGTGTATAGATACAGCTTCGGTTTATACGCGACCTTGTTGTAGAATTTCTTGCCGTTGTAGTAACCGATACAATGGATTTTGTTGCCGATGCGCGTAACATCGGTGTAGAAATAGGTGTCGGCCATAGTAACCCCTTGAAAGGAAAGAGGGGAGTTTCGCTCCCCTCTTTTATAATCACTCGGAAAGGAATTGTCTAGTGTCTTTCGACGATTCCGGCGTCTTGATCTCGATTTTCTTCGATCTATAGCCAGTGTCGGTCAGGACAACCTTCAGGATACCATATTCGAGCGAAGCGCCTTCGATTTCCAGACGCGGATTGATGCGGAAATTGATGGTGAAGTCGCGCTCTGCGATGCCCTTGTAAATGTACACGGGATCATCGGACGTAATCGCGTTCGGGTCTGGCTCCTTCTTCGCCTTCCCCGAAACTTTAAGGATGTCATTCTCTAGTTCAACCGACAGGTCATTTTCCCGAAAACCAGCTACTGCGAATTCGAGATATACCTTCTCACCCTTCTTATAAATCGAGTACTTTGGAAAAGTCGTCGCTGGCTTTAGCGACGCTGTGGTGGGGATTCTGCCTGTGCTGAAAAATTCATCGATTAGATGGCGCAGGTCAGGTACGTTGGTAGGTGTCATGTATTCTCCTCCTTTTGAAGCGAGATGGTGGCTGGAACCTCTTAAGCATTCCAGCCACTGCTATTTAGATGCCAGTTGAACCGAAACCTCCGGTCCTCGTGACGTTTTTATAATACCGTGCGTCAACGGGCGACGTGACAGGTGAAATTACCAGTTGGGCGATTCTATCGCCAGCCTGAATGCGAACATCCTCGTCGCTATGGTTTGCGAGAATGACGCAAATTTCTCCCGGATAGTCTTGATCGATGGTCCCCGGTGAATTGAGGACAAATAGTCCCTTCTTCAGCGCAAGGCCGGAACGGGAACGCACTTGAATTTCGACATTCTCGGGAAGATTTCGGAACCATTCCGAAAGATATAGCCCCGTGGGGATAGCCTTCCAACCGGCAGCAGGGATGATAGTGAATCCATCAACATCAGCCCGAACGTCCATGCCAGCGGAACGTTCCGTTTCGTACTGCGGAAAATATGGTTCGATGTGCGCTGGCAGAACCTTGAAAATGTCGTGCTTGACCGATTCATCTGGTCTCGAAGCGCCGAACCCCCGCAAACTTGGCTTCCGAAAAAGCCTCACGATCCACTCAAGCATTTACGACTCGTGCCCCCTTGCTCTTGCCGATATGGTACTTATGTTCGATACGCCATTCGCTCTTTTCCCGGAACGGGAGGATTTTGACACGCGACAGTGGAACAACCGGCTCCCGCGTGCGTTCCGGATTCACGATTTCGAGTAGTTCCCAGTCGCTAAGAAGGTTCGCGATGGTGTTGCGCCGTCCCTTGTCCTCCTCGCTGAAATTTGCTGGCTTGCCGTCAAGCATGAACATTTCTTTGAAATGGACTAGGAAATACCGCCCCCTCTTGTGGAGGATATAGCATGATGGGTATAGAACCTTGTTCTGATTGTATCCGATACCAATTCGTTCCAGTGTCTCGCGAATCTTTAGGAAGTCGTTCCGATCCTTTAGTCGAACTTCAACCATGTCATTGACGTTAATCGCCACAGTCATTGAATGCCACCTTTCCTTGTTCTTAGTCTTTCAATGTCTTCGTTTGATAGATTTTTTGCATATTCCCTAGCAACAGAATACCGTACATTATAGTATTCTTGCACTAAGGCGATTGTTTCATCTTGATCTGGTTTATACCATTTCGAAAACCTCTTCCCCTTATCGATGCTATAATAGAAAAAGTCGTAGTGTCTCTTCTTGTCTGTTACTTGATACTTATTGATTTCGTTGGCGATGAAAATCGTGTCGGGGAAATACGAAAACGCCTTCGTTACCAAGAAGGGGACGTAATCCCCATGGTTTTCATCGTCTTTGAATAGATATTCTTGTTTGGAATTTATACTGTTAATATAGTCGAACAGTCCGGCCATGTCAAGTTTGGCTCCCTTCTTTGCCGTTTCACTTCTCCAACAAGTACAGAAACTCCGTTACGTGTATTGGCCGATTGTTGAGGTTCCTGCTTCCGCGAAACGTGTTGTAAGTGGTTTCAAGCACTGACAGCTTTCCGCAGTTGTTCATTACATCTAGAAACCTTTCGTGCGGAATGAATCCTTCAGAGTTGTACGAAACCATTACGTACTTTGCTGGGCATCTTTTGATAACTTCGAACAGCGCGGCCTCGGCATCTCGGCGTCGGTTATAGCGGCTTCGATTCCAGTCGATGGGGATTCCAGAAACTTTGCTAATCTCACGCGGTCGCTCGTAGGTCGCAAGCAAATTGAGCATGAAGTAGTTTGAACCGTATGGATGCTGGTTATATGGCGGGTCTAAATAGGCCAAGTCAAACTCAGTAGAACCCAAAGTATCAAAATACGCATTTGCATCAACGCGCGTGACTTGATACTCACACGAAAAACGGGACAAAACGGGAATCTCAATCTCAATATTTCTCTTGATTCTAGTGAGCGCGTCCTGTCCGTGACCGCCAAACTGACCTATACCATCCTTAGACTTGTAAAACCCCTTGAATACGCCAGATGTATTTACATGGACTGATGCCTTTGCAATCAATGGTGCCAAGAAGTAAATCTGCAACTTAGGTGGGAGTCTCGATATTTGAGTCCTCGCTGTATCTAGGTATTCGGCATTCCTTCTCGTATAGAAAACTCGCTCCCCCGGCTTTATGCTTTCGTCGGAAACAGGAGCATATAGCTCGGCAATAAACCCTCGCGTCCAATTCCGTTCAATTTCTACTCGAAGGAAATCAAGGGCTTCTAACAGGTCTGCGCGACATACTTCGTGGGCGTTTGATAGATAGCACCTATTAGTTATTTCGCTATACAACTCAAGGTCATTTGCCACCAAGAAACTGGAATGCTGCTTTAGGTAGCGAGATACAACCCCTGTTCCGGCAAAAAGGTCTAGACAACGCAACTTTGACTTCGAAAGCCTTGCTTTAACAACCTCAACACCCTTCCCAATAAAGGGGAGCAAGGCACGCTTATTGCCGATATAGGTGATAAGTTGCGACTGAAGAAACTCCGGAGATTCCTCGGTAAAGTCTTCCGAAACTAGGCTGAGTTGTTCTTGCACTTTTTCACCCAAATTAATTGGCCTCAAGTTCTTTCGGTGATTACTACGCACTGAAATTACACTCGATCATTATTTCCGTTAGCATTGCGACTGTATTCACTTCCGGATTTACTACAAATCCATTCTGATAATCATACTTTGCCAGAATCAACACCAAGTCAGGGATGCTCTTGACTTCGACAAAACTGTCTGCCTTCTTATATAGAATTTGCGAAAGGTACGCGAAATCTATGTCGCTATTCTCCGCAACCCATCGACGGACGTTGGGGAAATGCTTCTCGCGCAGATATTCGATCAATTGATCGATGCTGCCCTCACTATCCATATGGAACACGGACGAGTCAAGCTTGCCGGTATCCCTCACGACATTTTGCAGCTTCCCGATAGTCGTGCGCATTTCCGGATAATGACGCTTCACGAATTCGGCTAGGATTTGCCCATCGAATTCGACGCCCTCTGCCTTGAGGATTTTGGCGACAGACACGATGGCTTGCTTGAGAAGCGCCTTGTATTCATTCTTCGGAAACGTGAATTCCGTAATCGGACAACGGGAAATCAGCGCCTCGATGAGTTTGTTCTGAAAATTACAGGTCAGAATGAACCCGCAGTTTTCAGAATGCTGCTCGATAAACGCGCGAAGGGCAGATTGCGTCGCGTGCGTCATGCCGTCCGCCTCGTCAACAATGACGTACTTGCGACCACCATCGAACGAGACGGTAGATGCATAGTCGGAAATCTTGGTGCGCAACGTGTCGATGTTCCCTTCCATCGAACCGTTGATTACCATATAGTCTGCACCAATCTCGTTGATCATGGCTAGGGCAGACGTTGTTTTGCCCGTTCCCGGTTTACCGACTAGAGTCATGTTCGGAATAAATCCGTTCCGAACATGACCAGCAAACATTTCCTTCAAATTTTTAGGTAGAATGCATTCATCGATCTTACGTGGTCTGTATTTTTCCACCCACTGCTTATTGATCATTTCAGCCCTCAAATCGCGATTCTTTACCCTCGCACCCCATGAAATACTTGATATTTCTAGTCTTTCCGATGAATTCCAACATCTTTGCCTTGGAAATAACCACATCGTAGTCGTCGGGCAGAAACCGGAGTCGTTCCAGCTTCACGCTCATGACGAATGTCTTGTCGGTTTCGGATACTTTGTGGCGAACCTTGTTCGATGAGGAGCCGTCCTTACCAAGTTCCGGATTGACGGCAGAAACATAGATACTTTCCCCGTCGCCCTCGATAATAAGGCGCGTCAGCTTAAGGATGCTGGCCAGTTTGAACACGGATTCATATACATCTCGCCGCAGTTCAAACTTGACATCTTCACTCGGGAGTTTCATCCCCATGACCTTCTCATAGTAATCATGTTGATT